GCATCTGTTAAAAAGGTTGCACCATTGTTTGTACCATTATTTGTTCCTGTACTATCATTAGCATCTGCACTTAAATTATACCAGCTAATCAGATTAGTTAATTCAGTACCTTTTAAATCTGCATATTGTCCTTTCCAGTAGATACTTTCTATTTCACTTGCAGATAAAGCACGATTCCAGATGCCGACATTAGCTATAGAGCCATTCCAAGGCGAAGAACCATCTATATACGAGCCTATTTTCCACCCATTAGAATCAACAATCCCATTTCCATTTGTATATGAGCCACTATTTTTTTCTACACCATCTATATAAAAAACATAAGAACCACTATTGTATACGATAACAGCATTGAGCCATTTATCCTCCTCAAAAGAGATTGATGTGTTTATATTAAAAGTTTCAGAAAGTCCAATATACCAATTATCATCAGCATCGTTAAATCTTGCATACAGCCTATTATCCTCATCTTGCTGTCCTATAATATACCTATCACCATTTCCCGCTAAATTTGTTCCATAACACCAAAAAGAAAGAGTACCAGTATTTGCACCAAAATTGGTTTGAGGAACACTTATATAATCATCAGAACCATCAAAAGAGGTAGCACCAGATAGGAGTAGTTCTGGATCGTTTCTTCTAGCATTAAAAAACAGCTTTAAATCATCCCATGTTAATCCAAGTACATCTTTCCACCTAGATACCAATGATCCAGATGTTCCCCATAGTTTACCAAGTCTAGTATTTAAGCTGTTACCACCTTCACCATAAGCATAATTACGCCATAAGGTATTTAATGAATTACCTTCAGCACCTTGCTGCTTTAAAAAATCTTTTAAATTATTATTGAGGCTTCCACCAGTATCATCATTATCGTAGTATTCTTTTGCTTTATTATTTATTGAATCTGCCATATTTCCTCAAAGATTAGTAAGGGGAGAGAACCGAAATCCTCTCCCCATGTTTCAGTTGTTACTTACTATGCAACTTGTGAAAGAACTTCAACACCCCATCCGTCGATGATCTCTGTAACTCCCCAGAAACCAGAACCGATGATGTTATCACGAAGATATGAACCTTCACGATATACTTCTGTTTTGATCATTTCACCAGCGTAACCCATGCCTAAAGCACCGGGAACGAACACACCACCCTTAACAGCACTACTTGCTACTGTAAACTCTGATGATGAATGTATGCCGATACCAGCGATCTGGCTAACAAAGCCATTTCTAGCACCTTCTTCCTGTACTCCAGAACCAGCAAACTGTGCTGCTGTTACTAGGTCATTATGTACACCATAAGTTCCCCAGATTTGTCTTGGATCAAGAACAGCATTTGGCTGACCAATGGCTGCATTTTGCTTTAGAGAAGATAATGCACCGAATAGATTATCAACTGTTAAAGCTGCATCAGCTGCTCCAACTGCATTTGAGAATCCATCAAAAAGAGCATTAAGTAATCCATCAGCTTTTGCTGCCATAGCATTACCAACCAAGCCACCAACATTAGATGCAATATCATCTGCATTAGATAATTTTGCTTCATCATATATTGGAATCATTACAGAATACATATCAAGAGTCGCTGTCTTTTTATCTGTATTGAGACTCGTTGAAGGTGTTACTGTATTTTCAGCAGTAGCTGCAACATCAGCACTTGTTAGTGTATTAGTACCACTATTGTATGCTATAAATGTTACTTGATCTGCCTTATCATGTCCTTTAAGAGTAACTAAAGGTGTTGTTACGTTTGCTTCGCTAAATTTGACGATTGCTTCAGCTTCGATCTGTTCGATCAAGCCACCAGCGAAAAGTCCTGAATCTCCAGCTGCCATTATGTTTTGTCCTTTTGTCCAAATATAGCATCCCAACGATCTTGAGATATATGGCTAAAAGTACTGATTAAATCTTTACATTGAGGCACTTTCTCCTGTCCAACACAAATCCGAAATCCATCTTCATAAGGTATCTTTTCACCCTTACTTACATAGATATGTTCACCATCTTTAGATATTGCAGATGATACACCACCAGTATTCATACCAGTAGTTGGATTATTGTTAATTGAATTTAGATGTAAACGCTTCTTTGATCTTCGCATAACTTGATTTATCCAGCTTTCCTCTTGCCACATCTCTAGCTGCATCTGTCAATGTTTCGTACCCTTGATAACCAGCAGATGTTGATGTGTCCACATTCGGAACATTTATTGTTTTGTTGATTAATTTATTGTGAACTACTTTTAATTGTTGGTAGCTCATGTCTTTAAAAGTTTCTCTATCTTCTTCAGAGAACTCTAAAAGCATCTTATCTTTATTAGCAGTTTCTTGCATTTTAAAAGATTCCAGTTCTGGCTTAACTCTATCAAGTTCTGATCTGGATTCCTCATACAAGGTTTTCCATTCTTCATTTTTAGATAGTTGTGCCTTTCTTTCCTCTTCCATCTTGCCTTTCAGTTCTGCCAATTCAGACTCTGCTTTTTGCAACCTTTCTTTTTTCTGCATTACTTCTTGCAATAATCCACTATCTTGGTTGCTTGATACTGAATCACTCTGGCTATTAGTAGCCAACTCTTGTACGTTATCTTGTACTTCATTCTCGCTCATTATCTTGAGTCCTTTCGTTATTTACCGATTTTAAGGTTAATTGGTTTGCTTGTTGCTTCTTTTGCATTTCTAGCAATAGCAAGATCAACCTCTTTGAAAATAAATCTTTCTATACCTTTAGATACTGGTCTTTGCTTACTTGTTACAGCTCTACCCATATCATCATTCCATTGAATCTTTTGTGCATTTGTACCAGACCAACCTACAACAACATTATCTCTTGAAAATCCTCTGGTCTGTAAGTTTCTCATCATATCACCAGTAAGTTGTAGATCAACCTTTGATGATGTAGATGATTGTCTCTTAAACTTACCAGATGCTTTTCTAGTCCTGTATTTTGTCGAATAAACCTCGAAAGGTTTACTATTGACATCTTTGCCACCTTTGGTAGTATGCACTCGGATTCTATCTGCTGTTTCATCGCCCAACTTCTTCCAGAATTGTTTGGTAAAGGTTGGTATATCTTTTAACTTTTTAGCCACGTTGATCTAATTGTTGTTGAGGTGTTAATGGTGTTCTTTTAAATCCACCTTTTTTATCTATAAATCCTTTGGCTTCTTTCGGATCAGTAAGTTTTTTAGATACCGATGTTTCTCTTGCCCATCTATGCCTACAATTAAAGCCACCACCATCACTAAATGCTGCTGGGTATCTGCTATCAACTTCATCTCTTGTTAAGCTACCAGCTGCCATCATATCTAAACATATGTCTCTGGTCTTATCATCTATGGGACCTTGATAAACATAAGTAGCATCTGCTGGATCATTTACAGCCATTTCAGCAGTTACATTTCTTTCAAAAGTATTTAAAGCAGTATTGGCTAATGTCTCTGCTTGATCTGGTCTCAATACATTACCTAACATACTTTGAGCTATTTCTCTTTCTGTCTTACCACCTAGAATCCCTTTAACAGCCTCATCTATTATCTGTTCACCCATTGTTCCGATCTGCTTCCTAAAGGTTGCTTGGTCTAATCGTACCAAAGCCAATAATGTTTCTTCTGTTACCTCACCAACAAACTCCATTCCAGATAATACATTTTGATAGGATGCTAAATATTTATCTAAATCTTTCTGTAATCCTATCTCATTAAAGATATAATCATCCACATCAAGCGTACTAATTAAAGATATAAACTCTTCTCTGCTTAAAGAGCCTTTAAGATCAAGCAAATCCTCAACCATTTGAGTCTGTGCCTTTTGTACAGCTCTTGAAAACTCTTGTGCTATTCTTTCTTTATCCACGCTGTAATGCCGATAGTAATGGTGATTGAGGTGCTGGTTCTTCTTCAACTACCTCTGGCTCTAATTCTTCTAATCTCATATCTAATTCTTCATCAGTAATATCTGGATTAAAATGTTTCATCAATCCCTTCTGATCTATCAATCCATTATCTAGCATAAACATCAGCTTATCTTTCTCCACATTCCATTCTTCTGGATAATCAGATTCAGAGAAATCAACAGCATAAGATTCATCAAAGGATTTACCAGTATGAACTTCTATAACTCTACGATCAATGGCATATCTCATTTCTTCAAAATCTTGGAACATAGGTATATCTGATTCTCTGGATTCCAGATTCTCCATGTTTAAAATCTTTAATGCTTGTCCACTTGGTATCTGTCCTTGCTCACCCCATCTAACTGATAAGGAATGATTTTGACCAGTAACATTTAATAATTGCTTAATACTTTCCAGCATCTGGCTAATGTTAGAAGGTGGAGCTACAAAGCTCATTGAGCTACCTTCTGGTAAAGATATTAAGCGATCTACTCCCCACTTTAGATTGGGAACTTCTTGATCTATGCCTGTTACTACTGGTGATCCCATCTGATACCGAGTAGCCAACATTACTTCAGTAAATGCTATAGAACTGTGAAGAGCTGCCATTGTTACATCAGATGCA